GCGCACGGTCCCCGCATCCACGTTCTGGTTGTGGATGGTGTTGATCTCGTCCTGAAGGTCCCGGATCAACTCCGGGAAGGATTTGCCGTAGAACCGCCCCGGCAGGGGAAGGAACTTGCCGAACCGGAACGGGCGCCGGCCGTGCGCGTAGAGATTGTCGAGGTAATCCCATCCAAGCACACGGTCTGGCAACCGTGGGGAAACCCAGCAGACGATCTCCTCATCCCATCCGTCGTCGTCAATGTCCCAGCGCCGGTAGGATTCGATGATGTCGTACTCGTCTGCACGGACGTCGCTGGCTCCGAGGACTTCGACGCCCTCCGCGGCGGCGCGGCCTGCGCGGACGGCCGTGCTGTCCAGGGTCCCCTCGTCGCCCGATGGATTCTGCCCACGGATCAGGTCCTCCACCGCGTCCTTGCCGAAGACGCCGAGGCGCACCTTGCGACGGAGCGCGGCCTCGTCCAGATAGAGGCGCTGGTGCAGCCACGGCAGGCGCTGGGCATCCCCGCCGCCGTTGATCGGCGCCACGACGTCCTCGATGTTGAGCAGTTCGACGCGCGGGGCTTCGTAAGTCACCTCGTTCTTGACGATCAGCACCTGGGTCTCATCGGGGAGGAACTTGAACGTGAGCGTCACCGGCCGCTTGGCACCGGAGGGAGAGCGCAGGGTCCCGGCCCAGGTATCTTCGTCATCCTTCTCCAGCCCCTCCGGCATGGCCGAGCCGAAGAGGAGCTTCAGGATCTCCGGCATCGGCATGTCGGCCGGGAAGGTGCGGACGGCGCGGAGCACCCGTTCCTCGACGCGCCAGAGCGTCTTGGCGATGCACATGCCGGGCACGAGGAACGTATGGGCGGATTCCGCGACGAGCGGCGCCAGATCAAGCTGGGTCATCACCTGCCAGTTCAGGAAGCGTTCGGTGATGTCCTGGCGGGCTTCGTCGGTGGCTTCGACCGGGCGCACGAGGATCGGCTGATCGTCGCCCAGCACGGACTCGATGAGGCGCGGCTTCATCGTCTCGACGCCGGTGGGGGTCAGGGGGATGAAGAAGTTCGCGCAGCCCGCCCAGGGGAAGGTCTTCGTCGGCAGGATGCCGTGGTACTGGTCGTCGTCCAGCGCCCACCGCTCCTCGCGCTCGATGCGATCCGTGATGCCGTTGGCGTGGTCCGCGAACACCTGCGAGGACAGATCCAGCTCGACCTGGCGACCGAGCGGCGGGAGGAGCCGTTTCCGCAGCTCGCCCGCGCCGTCGGGAAGGGGCTCGGCCGGGGCGACTGGATCGAGGGCGAGGTCGGCGTCAGCCATGGTCGATCATCGTGTCTCTTTTATGAGCTTAATCCGTTCGCCTTTGGGGCCTTTCGTGGGGGCGAGCAGATCGCGGGGGAGATCGCAACGATGGAGAAAATCGAGAGTGCGTGGACGCCACCGATATGTGCCACCACAATCTGGGCAACGCAACCGATCTCCCACGTCCTCGACGATCACACGGCGCGCGAAGAGCGTCATTCGTCGTCCTTTCCATAGGCATGGATATTCCACAGCCCGAACTCAATCATCACCGCTTCGGGAAGGACGATGGATGCAATTCGATCTCCCTCAACCTCGCTAATCGTGATCCGAGTCGAACCGTCATATTCCACAGTGGCGCGGTACTCACGACCGTCACCCCGCATCTGAAATATCGGAAGTTGTTTTGGCATGACGTGATCGACATAGGCTGCGCGGTAAGCCGATGCGCGATTCGCCATGTTGCATTGCCCTCCTTGAAGCCGGTCAGCCATCACCCGCCACCATCTCGCTGAACGGAAGCCGTTGCACGGACCGATCAGCCGCGTGTAGTTCTCGAACCATCTTCTCCGCAGACACGGTGTTCATGGAATGCACGAAGATCCGTATCTCCGGATTGACCCCGTCATGGGACGCCAGCCAGGTTGAAACATCCCTCCCCACGGCATCGCCCCGGCCAAGATCCTGATCCAGAAAGAGGGACGTGTACTCATGAAGCTGGAGCCACTCAATGGCAACCGCGGGGTCGTCGGTGGCGTCCATCCCAGGGAAGTGCGCCCGGAACCAGTCGAGGCGGCCGGCGTCATCTTCAACGACGAGCACGCGCCGATCAGCCATTCAGGCCCTCGGGCACATGCGCGATGATGCGGCAGCATCCCTCCTCACACCACCGGGCAATGGGTTCGCACCAGCAGTCGGAGCCGTGGCGCGTGGCGTGGAGGCGCCCGGTCTCAGGCGTCATGTGGATCGTGAACGCCGCGAGCGCGGGGCGGAATGGCGAGGGGCGACGGTCCCAGGCTTCCTTCATCGCCGCGGGCTCCCGTAGCCGTGGTAGGGCAGCTCGACGGGGGATAGGTCCTGGAGCGGCCGACGGGTCCACCGCACCAGATCGAGCTTCTGGGACACCCCCGTGAGCAGGTAGCGGAGCGCCGCCATCACGTCCGCCCACGGGTGCGTGTCGTCGTCGGGCTCGTTCTTAATCCCGCCGTCCTTCGTCTCGGGATAGACGTAGCGCCCCAGGAAGGCTTGCGTCAGCGTGGGGCAGGCCGTCCCGTCCACGTACAGAGTCGGGGTGCCGTCCGTCCGAAGGGCCAGCGTCTGGTGGACCAGCGTGCGGCCGTCCTTGCGCGACCACCCGTGCTCGTAGCGGACGGGGATGCCGAGGCCCGCGAGGATCTCGGTGTCGCGCCGCTCGCTGCGCTCGCTCTCGATGCTCTTGACCTGCTGGCCGGCGGGGTCACAGAAGTCCTCGAACCCGGCGGCATGATTGGGAAACCACTCCCCCGAGCGACGGATCACCGCCTGGGCGAAGTCGGCCGTCGTCTGGCGGGCGCCCACCAGCTCCCGGATGAGGCAGAGGCGGCCCTTGGCGTCGATCTGGGCGAAGAGGCACACAGGCGCGTGCCACCCGAAGTCCCAGCCGCGAAAGACGACGCGACGGCGGTTCAGAGTCAGCCCGCGGACGTGGTACGCCTCGCTGAACTGCGGGAAGACGCGCGCCCCGTGGCCGGCGTTCCAGTTGCACTCGAACTCGCGCTCGAAGTCGTTGGGATCGGGGTACGCGATGCGCTGCGCATGGAGCCACTGCGCGGCGCGCTCGGCCGTCTCGGAATCGGGCGCGTCCGGGTTCTTGGCTGGATCGGATCGGTAGTGGAGCCGGACGGCGGTGATGCCCATCGGGTTCGTGGTCACGAGGAACGGGTCCATCAGCCGCCCCCCCAAGGCCACCGCGGTGTCCACCACCGCATCGCCCGATCGGCGGCCAGCGACCGCTCGAACCGTTGCCCCCGCTGCCAGCAGAGAAAGGCGTAGTCCCACAGCGCGCAGGCGATCTCATCGGGCGTCTGGACCGCCTGGGCGATCCGGTCGATTTCGCCCTCAGACAGAACCAGGAGCGGGGAGGCGCTCATCCGGCCCACGGCGTCCAGGACCGTCATGCCGCCTGGCCCACGGTGATCGGCGTGCCGTGCCACAGGTGATAAAACATGTTCCCCTCGGCGCCGTTGGGCGTCGAAATCATGACCAGCGAGGCGCCCTTCTGGACCAGCGGCGCGATGGCGGTGTACGTGCCCTTGGCGTCTTCCAGGAACGCCATCTCGTCCAGCACGATCATGGACGCGGTCTTGCTCCGGATCTTGTCGGCCCCCCCGGGGAGGGCCTCGATGATCGACCCGTTCGGGTAGATCAGGCGCCCCTCGGTGGCCGTCACGGTCTGGCGCATCCAGTGCGGCAGGTGCTGCTCGATGAACTGGCACCGGCCGGCGAACCCGCCGTCTTGCCCCGATCCCGGCATCGCCACCATCTTGACGGCATCGGGCCAGTTCTGGGTCTGGTACAGCACCGCCTGATGCGGCGTGAACCGCGCCCGGAAGACCATGGCGGCGCAGGCCGCCCAGGACACCAGCATCTGCCGCGACTTGACGATCGCCAGGCGCTGGTCCGTCGTCAGCAGCGTCATCAGCCGGCGCATGTAGTCCAGATGGATCGGGAAGGGCTTGACGGGGTGCTCGGGGTCGGCCTCGTCGCGGGTGACGACGAACCGGAGCCACTGCTGAATGTCCGCCGCGCACCGCTGGAGCACCTGGCCGCTGATGCCGGCCATGGCGATCTCGGCGTCCGCCCGGCACATCCACGGCAGTGAGGCCCGCACGCGTTCCAGCGTTTCGGCGTCCACGAGGGGAGTCATGCCGTCCGCCCCTCCAGTACCGTCAGCAGCTCCTCCAGTTGCGCCTTGGGGTCAGCCCCGTTCTGCTGGTTCATCTGGTTCTGGATCTGGATCGTCGTCGTGGAGGGCTTCAGCTCCCCGCTGGCCGACGCCGCCACCCGCTCCAGGTCCAGCACCGTCTTCGCCAGGTCCTTGACCAACCCCACGCTCTCGTCATCCGCCCGGTCGACCGCGTGCCCCATCCGCCGGAAGATCCTCGGCGTCATGTCGGCCGTGCGCTCCATGGTCTGCACCCGATGCGCCTCCCGGAACGTGCTCAACAGCTTCTGGACGTCGGGCCGGTTCACCAGCGCCCGCGCCCGCTGGTAGCTGAACTCCAGCGCCGTGGCCACCTCCTTGATGTCCCCGCCACGCGCCCGCAGCATCGCCGCGATCCGGGCGTCCCCCGGCTGCTCCCGCCGGGTCCCATCTCTCAACCGCCCCCGGTTCGCCCGTCGCGCCGCCAGCCGCGCCTGCCGGTCCTCCGGCGTCTGCCCCGTCGAGGCCATCAGCCCTCACTCGTGGGGAAGGTTCTTGCCCTCAACGCCCTGTCCCTGCCGCTTCTGGGTCCGGTAGAGGAGCCAGAGCTTGGCTTCCTCCATCTTGGTGATCGCCAGCGCGTTCTCCCGGCACTTGAACGGTCCCTTCTGGAACCCCTCCAGCCGGGTCACGAGCACGTCGATCACGTCCTCGATGGAACACCCGTTGACCCCGACCTCCTGGATCGGCCCCACCTGAAACCTGATGGAGGCATAGGGGAAGAGTGGCCGCTCCGCCTGTGGAGCCTCAGGATTCGTGATCTGGAACTTGCGACTGCCCTAAATTTCGACTCCAGCCGGACTGCCGTCCATCGCAACCTGCACCTCGTGGCCCATCAGCGGGGTCCTCCTTCTTGTGAGAGGTTCCGATCGTTCCTATCGTCTTCTCCGATACCACCGCCACCACCGACAGTCAAGCAATACCGTCACCTGGGAAACATGTTCCCACGCTGACACTGACAGGGAGGGTCACAACAGTGGGGGCGATGGAACCAGACCGCCCCCCGGGGGGGGCTGACAAGGTACACCGTCCTGGCGAGCCCCGGGAGTGACTGCAGAATGGAATAAATCGAGTCGGGCGGCTCCCGAGCAGACTGGCGCGAACAGAAACTGAGCAACTGATGTTACGGGGGGCTACAGAGGACCTACCG